CAGGTAACAACGATTATAAGCAAAAATGAACATCCAGAAAATAAAGAATTTAATAGAAAACGGAACCACTTTATTATTATCCATCGAGGACTGTGTCGGTGCTAATCATGATTTAGCCTCAGACCTACACAAAAGAAATAGTGATGAGATCCCCGAAGATGTAATAATCAATAATAATGCAAAAAATTACGAAACAATGAGAGAGTTAATTGTGAAGATCACTGCTGATGGGGAAGGGTTAAACAAGGGAATTGCTACTGTAGACATAAAAAAGCTAAACGAGCTAGTGTCTTTATTTGAACAGAAATATTTGGAAACAGAACTTTCAAGGCATGACATCTTTGGCGAATTGGTTTCTAGACATCTGAGGATAAAACCAAAACAGAGGAGTGAAGTGGAAATTGAGCAGGCACTCAGAGAATATCTGGAAGAACTCAACAAAAAACAATGTGTGAACAAACTTTCTGATGATGAATTTAAGAAAGTGAACAAAGAGTATGTAGCTACCAATGCTACACCAGACAACTATGTCATATACAAAGAGTCAAAAAACAGTGAACTATGTCTGATGATTTATGATTGGAAGATCTCTGTAGATGCCAGAACAGAGACAAAAACCATGGAAAAATATTATAAAAACATATGGAAATCTTTCAAAGACATAAAAGTCAATGGAAAGCCGTTTTTAGAAGATCACCCTGTCTTTGTTACAATTGTGATACTGAAACCTATTGGAGGGATGCCCATAACAGTAACTAGCGGAAGAGTTCTGGGGAAATTTGAAGATTCATCTTCAGCATTGCATGGAGAAAGAGTAAAACTTGCCAAGAATGCCAAGTTGTTGAATATTTATCATGTAGGCCAAATTGTAGGGACGACACCTACTATTGTGAGAAATTATTATGCAAACACCCAAAAAATTAAATATGAAGTTAGAGGCATCTTGGGGGATGATTTTGGATCCAGAGATGTGTTTTTCAGCCACTGGACCTCCAAGTATAGAGAAAGAAATCCAACAGAGATAGCTTATTCTGAAGATATTGAAAAGATAATAGAATCTCTGGCAACAGAGGAAATTGCAAAAGAAGAGATAATCCACTTTTTGTTTGGGAATTTTTGTTTCCATATTGAGACCATGAATGACCAGCACATTGCAGATAAATTCAAAGGATACCAAGATGCTTGTATCAATTTAAAAATTGTTCCTAAAGTTGATTTGGCAGATTTGAAGGACCACCTGATACAAAACCAGAAAACATGGGATTCTTTGTACGGAAAGCATCTAGAAAAGATCATGTCAAGAGTAAGAGAGAAAAAGAAAAAAGAGAAAGAAATACCAGATATAACAAGTGCTTTTAACCAAAATGCTATTGAATATGAAGAGAAGTACCCAGGTTGCTTCACTAGTGATCTGTCTGAAACAAAAACCAATTTCTCTATGACCTGGTCCCCAAGTTTCGAAAGAGTTGAATTAAGCCCAGAGATTGATTACAACAATGCAATTATAAAGAAATTTAGGGAAAGCTTTAAAAGTACATCAAGAATAGTTTATAACAGCCCGTATAGCTCTGTAAATAACCAGACCAATAAAGCTAGGGATATTACGAATCTTGTACGCCTGTGCTTAATGGAACTGAGCTGTGATACAACAGGGTTAAATAAGCAAGAGCTTGAAGATGAAATTGATATAAACACTGGAAGTATCAAAACCGAGAGAACAAAGAAATCTAAGGAATGGTACAAACATGGCTCATGTTTAACCCGGAATAAAAATGAATTCTGTATGAAAGATACAGGAAGAGAGAATAAAGCAATTTATTTCAAAGGTTTGGCAGGGATGAATGTAGGGATGAGCTCAAAAAAGAGAGTCATAAAGAAAGAAGAGATGAAAGAAAGAATTTCAAAAGGATTAGAGTATGACACATCTGTTCGACAGGCCGATCCAAATGATGATTATTCTAGTGTGGACATGTCTTCGTTGACCCACATGAAGAAGCTGATAAGGCATGACAATGAAGACAGCTTGAGCTGGTGTGAGAAGATCAAAGATTCTCTATTTGTACTTCATAATGGCGATATTAGAGAAGAGGGTAAAATTGCTGCAGTTTATAACAATTATGCCAAGAATCCAGAATGCCTGTACACTCAGGATTCTGTGCTTAAAACAGAACTAGAGACTTGCAAGAAAATAAACAAGCTGTGTAATGATCTAGCAATATACCATTACTCAGAAGATATGATGCAATTTTCTAAAGGCTTAATGGTGGCAGATAGGTATATGACTAAAGAAAGCTTCAAGATCTTAACAACTGCTAACGCTAGCATGATGCTACTTGCATTCAAAGGAGATGGAATGAACACAGGGGGGTCAGGGGTTCCTTACATAGCATTGCATATGGTTGATGAAGATATGTCAGAGCAGTTTAACATATGCTACACAAAAGAAATTTATAGTTATTTCCACTATGAGAACAAGTATGTTTATATAATGAGACCTCAGAGACTGAACCAGGTCAGGTTACTTAGTCTCTTTAAATCACCTAGTAAAGTCCCGGTGTGTTTTGCTCAATTTTCAAAAAAAGCAAATGAATTAGAAAAGTGGTTGAAGAATAAAGATATAGAAAAAGTTACTGTTTTTTCTATGACTATGACAGTTAAACAAATATTGATAAATATAATCTTTTCCTCTGTGATGATAGGAACTGTGACAAAGCTTAGCAGGATGGGAATTTTTGATTTTATGAGATATGCTGGTTTTCTACCATTGTCTGATTACTCTAACATAAAAGAGTATATAAGAGATAAATTTGACCCAGATATCACTAATGTAGCTGACATGTACTTTGTGAATGGAATAAAGAAATTGCTTTTCAAAATGGAGAATTTAAACCTGAGTACAAATGCAAAACCTGTTGTTGTAGACCATGAAAACGACATTATCGGAGGGATAACAAATTTAAACATTAAATGTCCAATAACTGGATCAACTTTGTTGACTTTAGAAGATTTGTACAACAATGTTTATCTAGCCATTTACATGATGCCGAAATCTTTACACAATCATGTGCACAATTTGACAAGTTTGCTGAATGTCCCTGCTGAATGGGAATTGAAGTTCAGAAAAGAACTCGGGTTTGGAATATTTGAGGATATATACCCTAAGAAAGAAATGTTTGATGACAGAGATCTATTTTCCATAAATGGTGCTTTAAACATTAAGGCATTATCTGACTATTATATCAAGAATATTGACAATGTGGGCTTGATGAGATCAGAAATTGAGAATAAAGAAGATTTTCTTGGTCCATGTTATAGAATAACAACTTTGAAATCATCTAAAAAATGCTCACAATCAAATATAATAAGCACTGATGAAATAATAGAGTGTCTTCAGACTGCAAAGATCCAAGACATAGAAAATTGGAAAGGAAGCACATTAGCAATTATAAAAGGACTAATCAGAACATATAATGAAGAAAAAAACAGACTGATTGAATTTTTTGAAGACAATTGTGTCAACTCGTTGTATCTTGTAGAAAAACTGAAAGAAATAATAGCCAACGGATCATTAACTATAGGGAGGTCAGTGACTTCAAAATTTATTAGGAATAACCACCCTTTGACAGTGGAAACATATCTGAAAACAAAACTTTATTATAGAAACAATGTGACAATCTTAAAGTCTAAAAAAGTATCTGAGGAGCTCTATGATCTAGTCAAGCAATTCCACAATATGATGGAAGTGGACATAGATTCAATCATGAATTTGGGGAAAGGTTTGGAAGGAAAAAGACACACGTTCTTGCAGATGTTAGAGTTTGTCATATCAAAAGCAAAGAATGTCACTGATTCTATAGATTTCTTAGTCTCAGTTTTCGAAAAAATGCAGAGAACAAAAACTGATAGAGAAATATATCTAATGAGCATGAAAGTAAAAATGATGCTTTATTTCATAGAGCACACATTCAAGCACGTAGCACAGAGTGATCCGTCTGAAGCTATATCAATAAGCGGAGACAACAAAATAAGAGCACTTTCAACTTTATCTCTAGACACAATCACTTCTTACAATGACATCTTAAATAAAAGTCCAAAAAAATCAAGACTGGCATTTCTCTCTGCAGATCAGTCAAAATGGTCAGCATCAGACCTCACTTACAAATATGTCTTGGCTATAATGCTCAATCCAGTTTTGACCACTGGTGAAGCAAGCCTCATGATAGAATGCTTGTTAATGTATGTTAAGCTAAAGAAAGTTTGTATACCCACCGACATTTTCTTGAACTTGCAGAGATCCCAAGGAACTTTTGGACAAAATGAAACTGCTATTGGACTTCTGACAAAGGGTTTAACAACAAACACATATCCTGTTAGCATGAACTGGCTCCAAGGGAACCTGAACTATCTATCTTCTGTTTACCACTCCTGTGCTATGGAAGCTTACCACAAAACTTTAGAATGCTACAAAAACTGTGATTTCCAAACTAGATGGATCGTGCATTCTGATGACAATGCAACATCACTAATAGCCAGTGGTGAAGTTGATGATATGTTGTCTAATTTTTCAAGCACTTCTTTACCAGAGATGCTATTTCGAAGCATAGAGGCTCATTTTAAGAGTTTTTGCATAACTTTGAACCCAAAAAAGAGCTATGCTTCATCTTCAGAAGTTGAATTTATATCAGAAAGAATAGTCAATGGTGCCATAATTCCTCTTTACTGTAGGCATCTGGCGAATTGTTGTACAGAATCTTCCCATATAAGTTATTTCGATGACTTGATGTCATTAAGTATACATGTTACCATGCTTCTAAGAAAAGGTTGCCCTAATGAAGTCATACCATTTGCTTATGGAGCAATCCAGGTACAAGCTTTGAGCATCTATTCAATGCTTCCCGGCGAAGTTAATGATAGTATAAGAATTTTCCAGAAACTAGGTATTAGTCTAAAATCAAATGAAATCCCCACAAATATGGGAGGTTGGCTGACTTCGCCTATAGAACCATTGTCCATACTTGGACCTTCATCTAATGATCAGATCATTTATTATAATGTAATAAGAGACTTTTTAAATAAAAAGAGCTTAGCAGATGTCAAAGACAGTGTCTCATCTCTAGATTATCTTCAGATGAGGTTCAGAGAGCTAAAAGAAAGACATGAAAAAGGAACACTAGAAGAAAAAGATAAAAAGATGATCTTCTTGATAAATCTCTTTGAGAAAGCATCTGTTTCTGAAGACTCGGACGTTTTGACAATTGGAATGAAGTTCCAAACCATGCTGACCCAAATCATAAAACTTCCTCAGTTCATAAATGAAAATGCGCTAAACAAAATGTCCAGCTACAAAGATTTTGCCAAACTTTATCCTAATTTAAAGAAGAATGAGGACTTGTACAAAAGTACGAAAAACATAAAAATCAACGAAGATTCAATTTTGGAAGAAGACGAACTATATGAAAAGATTTCTTCCAGCTTAGAAATGGAATCCGTTCATGAGATAATGATAAAAAACCCTGAAACAATTCTAATAGCCCCATTGAATGATAGAGATTTCTTGCTCAGCCAGTTGTTCATGTACACTAGTCCTTCTAAAAGGAATCAGCTATCAAGCCAGTCGACTGAAAAACTTGCTTTAGACAGAGTTTTAAGATCTAAAGCCAAGACTTTTATAGACATTGACTCTCATCTAAAGATGACTTACGAAGAAAACATGGAAAAGAAAGCTTTGGAGATGTTAGAATTTGATCCTGATTCATACTGTTCTTTTAAGACATGTGTTAATCTTGTGGTTAAAGATGTAAATTTCAGCATGCTGACTCCTATACTGGACTCTGCATATCCTTGTGAATCTAGAAAAAGGGATAATTACAATTTCAGATGGTTTCAAACAGAGAAATGGATTCCTGTTGTCGAAGGCTCTCCTGGATTAGTTRTGATGCATGCCGTTTATGGATCAAACTATATAGAAAACCTGGKTTTAAAAAACATTCCATTGACAGATGACAGTATCAATGTTTTAACAAGCACATTTGGGACAGGACTTGTCATGGAGGATGTGCAATCCTTTGTCTCTGGGAAAAGCAGTTTTGAAACAGAAGCTTTCACAAATGCCAACAACTGCCAAAGATTAGTAAAATCATGCAATTATATGATAACGGCTCAAAATAGGCTACTAGCTATCAACACATGTTTTTCTAGGAAAAGTTTCCCCTTCTATTCTAAATTCAATCTTGGTAGAGGGTTTATTTCAAACACTCTGGCACTTTTGTCAACTATTTATAGTAAAGAGGAATCTTATCATTTCGTCTCTACTGCTAGTTRCAAACTGGACAAAACCATACGGACAGTGATGAACGCTCAGCAAGATATGAATTTAGAAAAAATCCTGGACACAGCTGTGTATATTTCTGATAAGCTACAGTCTCTTTTCYCAACTATCACTAGAGAGGACATAGCTCTCATACTCCAAAATGTGTGTTTGGATAGCAAACCTATATGGCAAAGCTTAGATGAAAAAATGAAGAAAATCAATAACTCAACAAGACATGGATTTACAGTATCCAATGTTATACTGTCTCACAATAGTGAATTGAATACAATTCAGAAGCAAATAGTTTGGATGTGGAATATGGGATTATGTTCTGATAGAACACTTGATTTCATAATAAGGTACATCAGGAGAAGCGATGTAAGGTATGTAAAAACTGAAGAGCAAGACGAGCTAGGAAACTATGTTTCTGGTACCATGTATAAAATAGGCATAATGACTAGAAGCTGTTATGTCCAATTAATTGCCTCAGACCAGGATATTGCAGTTTCTCTCAGAACACCTTTTGAGATCTTGAATGAAAGAGATTTTCTTTTTGACACATATAGAGAAAGCATAGAGAAATTGCTGCAAAAATTTATGTTTGACAAAGTAAACATAATTAAATCAAAACAAACTCAGATCGTGTTCCTTGAACCAGGAGATGCCTGTATAAGGATGACCACAGACAACAAAATGATTGTAAAAGTCAATGCAACACCTAGACAAATTAGATTGGAGAATGTCAAACTGGTTGTGAAGATAAAATATGAGAATATAAACTCTGATGTATGGGATATAATTGAGAGCCAAAAAGCACTGGTCCTAAGACTTCCTGAAGTAGGAGAATGTTTTTCAGACATGTATAAAACTGTAGATTCCGAAACAGAGGCAATCAAAACAATAAAAAGTAGTCTGATGACTTCTTTAACTTTCATTGAGACTTTTGGAAATCTATCAAGACAGATAAACGAAATTGTGGATGATACAATTAGAGAAACAATGCACGATTTTTTAATGAATATTAGAGACACTTGTTTGGAAGGGTTGGAAAACTGCAGGAGCATGGAGGAATATGATAGCTTTCTAGATGACAATGGGTTTGATGATACTGTGGAACTCTTTGAAGATCTATTAAGAACACAAGATAGTTTTGAAAATGAATATAGCTCTCTGTTTTCTGAAATTGTGAATAAAGCAAAAAAATATACAAAAGATCTAGAAGGTTTCAAAGAGATATTACTTATGCTTAAATATTCCTTGATAAATGATGCTTCAGGTTTCAAGAGCTATAGAGCTACAGGAGCAAATGCTGTGGAACTGACAGCTAAAAAACATATAGAGGTGGGCGAATTTAATCTCTTAGGAATGATCCAGCTTATAAAGGCTTGTGAAACGTGCCATAATAATGATTCTATATTAAACTTAGCTAGTTTGAGAAATGTTCTTAGCAGAACATATGCCACGTTTGGAAGAAAGATAAGACTAGATCATGACCTGGATTTACAAAACAATCTAATGGAAAAAAGTTATGATTTTAAGACATTAGTTTTGCCAGAAATCAAGCTTTCTGATCTATCCAAAGAAATATTGAAAGAAAATGGGTTTATTATATCTGGTGAAAACTTAAAAATAGATAAATCTACTGATGAGTTTGAAGGTCTGGCGAACTTTAACATGCTAAGGTTGGATGAAGAAGAAATGTATGAAGGTCTAATAAAGGAAATGAAAATAAAAAGGAAGAAAAAAGGTTTTTTGTTTCCAGCAAACACCTTGCTTTTGAGTGAGCTAATAAAGTTTTTAATTGGGGGTATCAAAGGGACCAGTTTTGACATTGAAACGTTGCTGAGGAACAGTTTCATGCCTGATATATTTTCAACAGACAGATTGGGGAGGTTGAGTTCAAGTGTGCCAGCATTGAGAGTTTATTCAACTGTCTATATGGAGTACAGAAATGTGAATTGCCCATTAAATGAGATAGCAGATAGTTTGGAGGGTTATTTAAAGCTAACAAAAAGTAAGGCTAAAGAACAATTTCTAGAAGGCAGAATAAAAAAAGCTTTGATCCAGTTAAGAGATGAACAATCTCGTTCTAAAAAGCTAGGAGTGTACAAAGACATAGCAGGCTTCCTGTCCAGACATCCATTGTGTCTGTCTGAGAAAACACTATACAGTAGATACACCTATCATGATATTAATGATTACATAATGCAGACACGAGAGATCATATTGAACAAAATAAGTGAATTAGATGACATTGAAGAAGCAGATGAAGACAACTTTTTGTTGAATTATTTAAAAGGTGAAGAGGATGCATTCGATGAAGAAGAAGAAACTGATTGAATGTGAGAGACATCAATAAAGTAGAAGCTAAATGGATAATGTAGCCTAAAATAGATAATAAAATAAAATAAAATAAAATAAAAATAAATTTAAAATAAAGTGATAA